CTCCCACGCGGGCATTAGTTGTTTAGCCCGCCCCCTCCATTACTAGAATGGAGGGGCACTCCGGTTCTTGATGCGGACGGAAACCGGACGTCCTGCAAACTGCAGGTGGTCCTTTTCCACAGCATCTACCAGGGCTTCGAGGATGCGCACTCGCACATCCCCTATGAACGAAGGAGCAGAAAGGACTCCTTCATCCAGCAAGGGAGCTAAAGCAACTTCAGTTCCCTTACCTTGGTAGACCCGCAGAAAGAACTTCTGCAAGGCCCCGTATCCGTCGAGTAACGACTCTCGACGAATCGGAACGACAGTCACTCCCCTGACCAAGGGGCCGTGAGTGTCGCGGTCGGTCATCTCAGGCTCATAAGGCCCGTGTGACCAACGGCCAAGAAGAGGTGATGTTGGTTCGACGATGGGAAAGGGAATCAGTTTCCTGATTCTATCGTCTAGCCACTCTACCGCGTGTACGAATCCAGCTACGAATAGCTGATTGCGTAGTGACACGGCAGAGATCACTTCTTCTGCTTGCAGCCGTGATTCTGGGAGGAACCTTCGTACGTACGTGACAGTAACGTCACGGCCGTCGTAATAGTCCTTTCCGCAGCTTTCTCGGAATTTACCATTCCAGAAAGACTTATTACGGTTCACTTGAAGACCAAAATCTTCAAGTGCCTGAATCACGTGTTGCACATAGTCTACAGGGACAATTATATCGTCTCCGTAGACGCGCACCCGGCCATAGAAGGACTGGATGTCCTTCATGGTCAAGCGTCGGCTGAGAGCTCTTTCGATTCCTAGAAATATAATGGTCGTAAAGACCATTGCTTCCATAGGAAAACATAGAGCTGAGCCCATGGACGCGAACTTTGCAAGGCGGATTGTTTTAATTCCGTCCCTACAAGGTACATCAGCCTTCCGCGACCTTGTAGCATCCACAGCGCGCCTAAGCGCACCGTATCTGCTTACAAGGGAACGTACATGCTGATTGGAAACCCTGTCCGAAGCCTCACTGAGATCCAGTGTGGCGAGAGATCCCGTGAGGGATCCCTCGAGCGCGAGCCGTTGGTTTGGCTCTTGCTCTTCAAACATTACGAAATGCCTTGTTTGGTCAAAGCGAGGCATTTCTTCCATCATCACCGAGAGAACCCCCTGCTGCATGTATTGCATACAGGTAGGTTCGATGGCGATGATTCGCGGGGTTTTCAGCGTCTTGGGGACAGCGATAACCCTTACGGGTATCTCATCCCCAGGGTCCAAGACAGTAATTTCGTCATACCTCTCCATAAATTCAATGGAAGGGTTTGGAAGGAGATAGACCCCATAAGGGAATACCTCCTCCAATCGACGAGTCCACATTCGCTGTTCGTACTTCGCGTTGCCGCGAAGCTGATCAGCAGTGGCGCCTGGTCCATGCTTTGGCACGACCGCATCGTTGTAGATACGGTTGTCCACCGACTGGAAAAAGTCGGTCCAAAGCAACCTACCGATCCTCTCGAACGAGAGGAGATCGTTAGGTTCCGACAGTAATCTCATGTCGGCCTGGCGTACGTCTTGCTCTACATCAAGATACTTCTGAAACGCAGACTCAACCCTTTTAGGGGTACAGTCTACTCGGATCTTCTTGAACATCAGAGTTATCTGACGTATCGCGAAGATCGCTTCAATAGAAGGATCTTGTTTCAGCCGAGCACTTCCGCGCTCGAACACAAGGTCAAGGAAACCTCCTAAAAATAGGGGGAGACCGCCTCTTTTCCGGAAACCGGGAAAGAGGTCGTGACCGACCTTTCCTTCTTCAAGACTTTTTTCGAAGTCTCGACAGAAGGCGGGCATCGTTATCGTAAGAAACGATAGCGACTCGTGTTCGACGCGACTCTGGATGGTTTTCCAGTCCAGAGTGGTGCTTATGCCGCATCGTGCGCTGAGATCACTCAGCACACACTGCAGGAGCGTCATCAGGCTTTTCATCGGTGCCTCCTATTTGGGGGTCATCGATCCTTAGCTGATAACGTTTTCGGGTGAGAGTCTGTTAGCTCTCACCACCCAGCAACTGGGTGATCCTTGCACCAGTAGAAGCACTCAGGTACGCAGTCAATGCGTCACCAAGTGCCTTGGACTCTGCAACCGTGAACCCGGCCGTAGGAACGTCGAATACAACCCAAACAAACTGGTTGTAAACTTCGTTCCGGCTTGGGTCCAGAAGGCTAGCAGCAGTCTTCTTCTGGGTCAGTTTCAGCATACGCCGACTGCGCTTACCATACTGGTGAGACACAGTCAACGATGTGAGCCCGTCAGCGGAAGTAAAACCACCGCTTGACTGGCCGCTCGACGTTCGCGGAAGCGAAATCGCCGAGCCTGAAACTGTTACAGATTGAGGATCCGAAAATGCCACAGCAACGTTCCTTGCAGCTAGAAGGAGGAACACACTGTTGTGCATTCCTGTCCACTAAGGATACGAGGATCACTCGCGTCTCCTTAGTGCCCCGGTGCCTCGGGTCATCCCGAGAGCACCTAAGATGGCCCATTGGGTGTCCGAAAAGGACGCCGTATTGAGGCCAAATCCGTATGGCGTCGCGCGACGTCTCTGTTTTGCTTCAACAGAAGCATAAGAGACAATCGTGTCATGGGAGCATCGTCCGATAGGGACTAGCCCCTTGACAGTACGTTGCCGCACATGTGTCGTATGACACATGATGTAGCCGTACCGCATGACGAGGCTATTAGAATGGAAAAGCGAAACGTTATGGAGGAAACTCCCTACGTCCGCAAACCAGTCTACTAGCCAGGACCAACGAGTCAAATTCCATAGGGTCTCGAGAGTTATCTCGGTACCAAGAAGGTGGTTAGCCTTCTCTGCATACTCGTCCAACTTACCCAGGAATTCCAACGCCTGGTTAAGGTGATACGTGAATGCCCCGGAAAACGAATATTGTTGAGTAACAATATCCGTAACTCGTTGCAGTGGTATGACATTGAACATTGGAGGCGGTGTCTGCAGATTCATACGGGGTAACCCGATGAATCCGTTAGACGTATCCGTCCCCATGTCAACTGTCTGAACCACTGGCTGCATTTCGGCTTTACGGCGCACGATTCTATCTGAATCGCGCCTGAGCTGTTTCATAAGCTTAGTAGCTTGTTGAACAGCCTGAGCCATTTTCTGTAGATCCGATTTAATCGGAGCTAATCCGAACTTATAATTAAGATACTCATCGCTGCCGACTTCGGCAAGCTTTGAGATATCTGAATAAGATCGGATACCGGGAATCCTTGGGAGACCATCCTTAAGGATTTCACCGAGAAAAGTGGCTGCCGCAGCTTCTGCAGCAGTAGGTGCGACCTGTCCAACGATACGTGAACCCACAATATCCAATGTGGAATTTGTGGGAGTACCGATGGTAGGGTAGAGGGGAACGTTGAAGGCTTGAGGCCGTAAAGGGCCTCGATACTCCAACCGAGCGGGAAGTCCAGTCTGAGGTACGATATAATCGTCTCTCCAAACCACAACCTTAAGGTTGGGTTGATAACTGAACGACTGCTTCTGGGTGCTGAACTCATGACCATTGTCATAACGAGTACGATACTCGTTACCAATGTTCTGAGCCAGCGCTTCCCCAATTGCACCTTCGTAGTCAGCATAGTCCGGCTCACCTTTCTTGCGAGATCGGTAAGACGTCGTAGTCTGACTACCGCCTAGATCATAGTCACTCTTTTCGGTGGGTTGCTTGGCACCTTTTAGGTACCACTGCGCCCACCTATACGCCGTATCTCCTTTCAGAGTACGCGTCTGAGTGACAATTGGCATGATCTAAGCACCGTCCTCCATACGGGAGTGATGTTCTACGGACTTCGGGGGTCACCCTACTTGTCCTGCGAACACGGCGCACCACACTATGTGGCATTTGCACCGGGAGGGCCCTATTAGGGGCCCT